CCTTTCTGCAATATGGCTGGGATTTCGTCGGAGGCAATGCCGCCGCTGTGCATGCGCGGCGCACCGGCGAACAAGAGCGGGCGCACCTGCCGCGTCGGAACCGGATCACCAACGACGCCACCGGAATGGTGAAGGCCGCCGCTCAAGGTGCCGCCTCCGAAAATGCTACTACCTGCGAGCGAGAAGGCATTTTTAAAAAACCCGCCGATGACAGCGTCGGTCGCCATCGAAATTAATTTGTCTTCGACCTTTCCCAACGCGTTCGTCAGCGCCTCCGCGGCCGTCCGCCCGTGTGCAAGGTCCTGCGCAAATCCCGAGAACGCGTCGGTTGCCAAGCTCTTCGCCTGTGAGAGCGCATCGTTGATGCGTAGCTGCATGGCGAGCGTGCCCTGCATTGCAGAGTCCACGCCGGCCGATCCGTAGATGGTCCGCAGCTGAGATGCTATCGAGGCTTCCGACGAAGTACGGCCCAGCTGTGAGCCGGCGAACTGCGCATCCTGTTGCGCTTTGAATTCGGCACCGGCTAGCGTGACAGCGGCGAGCGCTTTGCCGTACTTTTGAAGCTCGGCTGTCTGCGCTGCCGTGAGCGGCACGCCTCTTATGTTGGCCTCTGCGATCTTCGTTTGGACCGCAACATATGCCGCAGCATCACCAACGCCCATCTGCGACGCGACTGCGTTGATGCGCTGTTGTTCTGTCTGTTCTTGGATCGCGATCGTCCCAAGCGCGGTTGCTCGCGTGTACGCGAGAATGGCGCGCTCTTGTGCTTCGGTAATCGGGACACCTTGCTGCCGGGCTAAATTAAGGTCAAGCTCGCGCGCCCTAAGCTGTTCGTCGATGCTGGCAAGCGGACCCAACGCACCGACCAACGCCGACGCTTGTTGCGCCCGAACCTTAACGTCAACCGGGTTCTTGGTTGCCGTCGTGGTGCCTGCTGTAATATCGATTCCTTTGTAGAAGCCGGAAACGTCTGAATCTGCATTAAGTCGCGTGCCGTGTCTGATGCCAAATACGTCTTTAATCTTATTCGCCAACGTGTCAGCGGACTGGTCAAGACGCGTAAACCAAAGGATCGCATCCTCTGCAAACGAACTGATGCCTTTTGATGCTTCCGTCGACCACTTATTCCACGCGTCGCTCGCTTCCTTTCGCAATTACGTTTGCATCGGCAGCGGAGCCGAATTTAACCGCTTCCGCCGTCATCGACGCAATGCCAGCAGCGCCTTGGGTCCAGAATCGAACGGCCGCACCGGAATCCGACAAGCCCAATTGCCGCAAGATTGAATTGCGGTTTGGACCAGATGCGTTCTGAATTAAAGCGGCAATTTGACTGACATTCAGCTCCAACGTCCCGGCAGCAATGCCGTTTGCTTTGAACAATTCCGACAATTCGCCGGTATTATTTTTGGCCTGAAGCGTCAGGTCCGCAATCTTCTCCAAATCATGATTGAACGAGTCGAGAGAAACGCCCTTAAATTCCGCCGCCTGCTGAAGGCTCCTAAGGTATCCAACCGACGTGTTCGTGCGCGTCGCCAAATCATCCATGGCAAGCGCCTGTTTCGTCACCGCAGCGGCACCAAGGCCGGCCGCGACGGCAATGCCGCCTATTCCCACTGCGACAGCTGTAGCCCGAGTGATAAAACTCGTGAACCTGGATGCGAGCCCACCGAAGGCGCCCGATAAGGCTCCGGGCGAATTCGCCGCTATGGAGAGATGTCCAAGTTGCTGACCAAGGGCTGTGATGGGACTGCCGCCGCTGATGATTTGGTCGACCATTGAGCGGATGCTGTGCGCCGCGGCTTGGCTTCCTTGGGAAAGGCCCGCGCCGATGCGCTCACCACTCGCTTTGGCGCGAGCTTCAATGTTGCCGAAGTTGTCGTTGGCGACCTGCGCCGCCTTTTTCATTTGCTTTTCGAACTGATCGACCTTCGCTTCAAGAAGGACAATCAATTGTTCGGTATCGTCAGCCATTAGAGCACCATCATTGCGGGATCGAAATCCGGTGAATCGTAGACAGTGCCACCGGCACCAGCCGCGGCGCGAGCAACAGCCATCGCGGCTGCAACGGCACCATCAATGCGGTCTTTGCTCGTGCCTTTGTGGAACATCCTGTTGCCGGCCTTGTCCGTATCAACGGAGATGTTCTCGAAATTCCATCGTAGAACCGGGTGTCCCCCATGTTGTAGGTTCCCACCTACGATAGCGCGTTCAAGCTCTTTAACGGCCGGCGCCATCGTTATCCATCCCTGTCTCATTTCCACGGCCGGATATCCGTCTTCCAATAGGTTGTTGAGGGTGTTCCTCGCCAAGTGCGGATCGAAGGCGATTTCCCGCACTTGGTAAACTTCGCAAAGGCGGCGAATCTCGTCCTCTACCGCTCGGAAATCGACCACGTTGCCGCTCGTCGGCGTGATGAACCCGTCATCCGCCCAACGCGGGTACGGCACACCGTCACGATCCTGCCGAGCGCGAAGGTTGTCACCGGGACAGAAGAACCATGGCACGACGATGTAGCCGTCACCGCGGCGGAACGCGGCGACGATCACGGTGAGGTCCGAATTGCTGGAAAGGTCCACGCCAAGCCAGCACGGCTCGCCGCGCAACGCTTCCAAGTCGACCGGTTCCGACCCGCCGTCGTAGACAAGCATGTCCACGAACGGGTCCGTACTGTGATCCAGCCAGATGTTCAGGTGCAGTTGACGAAATGCCTCGCGATCGGCCGGCCGGTTCTGCGCCTCGCGAGCAAGCTGCCGAAGTCCCTCGATGTCCGGGAATCCGCATGACAAACCCGGATTGACGGCCCGCCACACGGCTTCGTCTTGCCAATCTGCGTCGCGATCCGCCTCGAACAGGATGGGAAGCGTTGCAGGATCGTCAATTTCGCCACGAGCAACCTTCCGGGCGTAGTGCACAATGTCCCATGCGACATTTTCTTGACCGCGACCGGCTGTGGTGATGACTACGAGCAACGAACCCGGCGTCTTGACCAATCCCGTTCGGATCACGTCCCACAAATCGCGCTTTTTCCACGCGTGTAGCTCGTCCACCAGGGCAAAATGCGGCGTGCCGCCGTGCGCGCGCTCCGCATCGCACGAGATGGCGCGAAATGTGCTGCCTGACTTGTTGTGCGTAAACCGGTGCTGGCTATCGACGAATTTGAGCTTCCCGGCGATCCGCGGATCAGCTTTCGCGATGCCTTGCGCCTCATCGAACGCGATACGCGCCTGCTCCCTGTCGGAGGCGGCGCACACCACCTGCCCTAGCGGAACCTGCTCCGGTCCGATGGCGTGAATCAGCGCGAGCGCGGCGCCGAGGCTCGTCTTACGGTTCCCGCGCGGTAGCAGCGCGATGACGTTGCGAACGATGCGCCGGCCGTCCTCATGGCAAGGGCCATAGCTGCGGCGAACAATCCGCTCCTGCCATGGCGGCAGGTCGAATGCCCTGCCCTTCAGCCTCGATTTAGGATGCTTTAGCAGCCGGAGAAACTTGACCGCACGCTCACCATAGCCGAACGGGTCGGCAATGTCGGACTGGTCAAATATCCAATCCGTACCAACCATCACACACCTAAATCCGCAAGCGCATCTTCCTCCGGGTCGCTCGGGCTCTCGCCGACCTTGTTCCGGCTGGTCGGTGTCAGTCCGAGTTCGGCGGCAAGCCGGCGCGCTTCGGCCATGAATTCTCGGAGGATACCTGCCGCCGGATGGCGAACGCACCCGGCTTTCGTGACGACCGTGAGACCTTCCGCTTCGACGGTGTCGGCAGCAGTGCGCACCATGCCGATCGCCAAGCTGTAGCTCTCCAACAGAGAAAGGTTGTCAGCCGTAAGGATGCGACGGTCCACCAAATCGGGCGCAACGCGGCGCCATTCCTTGACGGCATGGACCGGCAGCCATCTCGGAGGCTTCGGCACCTTCACCAATGCACCATCCACCGGCTTCAAAACCGGCTTGCGCCCTTTCATCTGCCGATCTCCCGGACAGCGATGACAAAAGCCTTGCGTGCCATGTTGCGAAAGTGCTGCTGTTCGGCGTCACCGCAGAACTTCCCAGCCAACGCCGCGAGTCGCTCCTCAAAACTGGCGAGCGCATCGGCGGCAAGATCGACTCCTGTAGCTGCGGCAATCTTTTCGAATGACGTTTTCACGGCACTCCTACCTTGACACACCGCAATTCCAATCCTTTGCGACGGCCGATTTCCTTGATTTCTTTGATGTCGTAAATGTCGTCGCGGTAGATCAGGCGATCCCACAATTTCACACTGTGAAACCAGCGCG